CAGATTAATCTTCCGTGCTATTGCAAAGGGTGCTAGACAGGCTTCTCCTGTTTCTATGACTAACTTTGTTGAGCCCGGTGGAACTCAAGTTAGAGTTGGAACAACAGGTTCTAACCTAGCTGATGCTTACGATGCTGGTATGCTTATCAACGCTTTCTACGATGCAGCTGCTGCATTAGACGAGAAAGGTGTAAGTGGCGAAGGCAGAGTAGCTGTACTAAACCCAAGACAGTACTACTCTCTTATTCAAGCTGCTGCTGCTGGTGGTGCTAACGGTCTAATCAATCACAACGAAAGAGGAGACGCACTTCAGTCAGGTCAAGGCATCCTTGAAATCGCTGGTATCACTCTTTACAAATCAATGAACATCCCATTCCTTGGTAAGTACGGTACTAAGTACGGTACAGGTAGTAACACTACTGGAAAAGCTGACCCCGGAAACACAGGTGACTTCATTGAAGAAGCTGTTGAAGACGGTAGAGCTTCTGTAGCTGGTATCAACAACAACTACGGTAACGCTTCTGACTTTAACACATCTTGCGGACTTATCTTCCAAAGAGAAGCTGCTGGTGTTGTTGAAGCTATCGGACCACAGGTTCAGGTAACTTCAGGAGATGTATCAGTAGTATACCAAGGTGACGTTATTTTAGGTCGCCTAGCAATGGGAGCAGACTTCTTAAACCCTGCTGCTTGCGTTGAGTTATTTGCTGGTGGTTCTGCTGGATCTACATTCGGTAACACATACCCTGCAAACAACAACTAATTTTTATTTTTATACGGGAGCTTCGGCTCCCCTTTTTTCTTATGGCTTCCTTAACTATTGACCTCGATACCGAACTATCCGCAGTGAACTCTATACTGGGAGCTATCGGACAGGCACCAATTACAACATTAAATTTTGATAATCCAGAAATATCATTTATATATAATCTACTTCGTGATGCGAATGTAGACACACAAGCTGAAGGGTGGCACTTCAATACTGAGTATCATGTAATGCTAACCCCTGATTCAGTAACTAAAAAAATTACTATTGGTAGTGAAATACTTTCAATAGATTTACATGACGATCAAGCTAAAAGAACCTGTGATCTTGTAAGACGTAACGGTGTTCTCTATGATAAAATTAATCACACCGATCAGTTTATCGCAGATGTACCAGTCGATATAGTTAGACTCTATAACTTCGATGATCTTCCTCCAGTCTTTCAAAGGTATATAACTTACAGAGCATCTCGAGTTGCTGCTACACAACTTGTTGCTAATCCACAGCTAGTTAAATTACTAGGTGTACAAGAGGCACAAGCCAGAGCAGCACTGATGGAGTACGAGTGTAATCAAGGAGATCACAACATGCTTGGTTTTGAAGAAGGTTCTACTTATCAAACCTATCAACCTTGGAGAAACCTTAGACGATAATGGCAGGCATAACACAAACCATACCTCAGTTTACAGCAGGCATATCTGAGCAACCAGACCACTTAAAATTTCCCGGTCAGGTAAAGGATATGACTAATGCTATACCTGATATAACTAGAGGTTTATTTAAAAGACCGGGCTCAAAGAGAGTTGGAACAGATAAACTTCCTGACGTCCAGTCTGGTGGATCTTGGTTTCATTACTATCGTGATGAGACTGAAGGATCTTATATCGGACAGGTAGCTGCTGATGGTCAGGTCAGGGTATGGCGTTGTAAAGACGGACAGCCAATGACTACCCTATATGGAGCAGCTGCTTTTGACAACAGTGTAGATTATGAGACTGGAGAAAAAGTTCAATATATTGGTAGAATATATGAAGCTCAAGCTGATATAAGTAGTGGTGGTAGTGCTCCGTCTCATATTTCTGGTACAATTAATAACTGGTTATTAGTAGAATTTGATAGTCAAGCGAAGACAACAGTACAAAACTATCTAGCAACAAGTGTCCCAGAAAACCTCCAGTTCCTCACAATTAATGA